GTCGTCGTCATCTTAGTTCGCCTTTACCTTGCCATGGCCAATTGTTTTGCCTTGTACTTCTGTTTCGAACAGACCTGGGCGAATAACCAATTTTGTTTCTAAAATTAAAAAATACCCGCCTAGGTTCAATTGATGTGCGATGGAATTTGTGTCTTCGGGTCGGCCAAGGCCCAAAAAACTCGGATTTGCATAAAAGATCATCCCAGGCAGAAAAAGCGTGTTGCCAATCAATTTTAGGGTGCAATCATAGGGAAAAGACAACTGTGACAATTGGTCATTACCACTTTCTATGTTTTGAAGAGATCTTAACTCAGCCAGGCCTGGAATTTGGATCTTCGCGAAGTCCATTTTCCTTAACAGGCCACGGTCGTTGCCGATGTTGAAGTGATATATATTGTCCTTCATATCTTCAATACAATTGCCATTTCTAGACATGATGCTTTTGATAGAATTGACCTGAATTAGTTTGTAATCAAAGCTGTTCTTTGCTAATAAGCCCAGAGGCTTGGGTAGTCTTGCATTTCTTACAAAAGAGCCCTGGAATTCCGCGCCATCTACCTTTATTTTTCTTTGTATGGGCAGCGCTTCAGATTTAAACTTGTTACCTCCGATGTCAATTGTGTTGCCCGGTAGGCTCATATGAATGTTTTGAAATCTAGTGTTCCTCACTTTTGCGGGGCGAAGGCATGAGCCACCGAGGGCCGGCAAGACAAGCTGGTTTATAAGTTTGTTCAAAAAAGAGTTTACGTTGATGTTAGAGTTGTCCTCCTTGACAATTTTATTGATAAACCAATTCCGAAACAGGTCAAAAGATATTGGGAATTCTGCCAGGTTTATGTTATTAATTTTGCCTTTTTTGTCCAAGTATTCCAAAGGACCCAGTAAGAACCTCATATTCGCCATGCTATAATCTTGACCTGTTTCATCTGCAATATACGATTTGGTTCTGTAGGGGGGACTAGGCTCTTTGAGAAACCCATAAAAGCCAGAATTTTTTAAAGCCAGTTCTATGATATCGCCCAAATAAATGTAATAAAACTCGTAACTATCGCCGAGCGCTTTGCTGGTGATGATCGACGCCTTAACCGCGTCTTCGTATTTCTTTATCTCATCAGCTTCTGCGGATCCGGCTTTGCTATCTTTCGACCTCGATTCTTCTTCGATAGACGCGATGTTCTCAGCAGAATTGATCTCTTTTGCTGCTGGTGTTTCAAGCAGGGCAGCGATGTCTTTTGGCCGGCCAACGCGTACACTTTTAGCGGCCAAACCGATGGCGTTGGCCGTGGCGCTCGCCATGGCTTTTTTCTTGGCTGCGTCTGGGGATCCCTGCGGTTTAGCGGTAACGATTCCGAGCGCCTTGTCCATATGTTCCTTGCTGACACTCATGGCAAAGATTCTCGAACCTGGGGCTTCGCCAGGGATGGCAGAGGCCGTCTTGGGCTTAACCCCGTTTCCCTCAATAAGCTGTTTCATAAACAGTTTGTAGCCAGTGCTTTTCAAACTGCCAGATAGATCGCGCAAAGCTTTCGCCATAACTGGTACACCGTCTTCTCCGGTAAGATTCTCTATAGCATCCTGCACGTCGCTCACGGTAAAATCCGAGCTTACTTGTAACTCATATGCCCTGTTATACAGCTTGCGGAAAGCCGTATCTTTGAGAAGCTTTGTGGTCACGTCGTCCATACTTTTTGTAGCCAAATCAGGATTTTGTTTGAATTTAACCAAAGACCCAAGTTGCGCTTTTATTCTAGAAAACGAAGAGTAGTCCAGGCCCTCTTGTCTATCCGGGGATCCCTGCACGTTGCCTTGAGGGCCCACGATTATGCTGCCGCCGCCCATGGCTGGTTTGGATCCCATAACGGTATCGACTCTACCAAAATATTCAATATTTATATCAACCTCGCCGGTCTCTTTAATATTGAAGTCGTACTTGTAAAGGGTAAGCGCCACGACAATGTTCCACTTATCTAAGTTACGCAAGAAATTAAGTTCAGCGACGGTCGGATTTAGTCCCATGATCGCTTGCTCAGGTGGGGGTTCGTAACCTAGCGCAACTTTTATTTCATAGTGTTTTGGGTTATACTGTTCTGTGTCTTGGTTGATTTTGGCCTCCGGGAAAAGGAGCAGGTCAACATAGCGCGCGTTGGCTCCAGGCGCCTGTGCAACAAAATCTTTAAGTGTTTTAGAATAAAGTTCTAATTTGCATTTTATGTTTTGTTCAACAGCACCGTGAGAGCGACCGGTGTGTTGCAAAGTGAAACCCCTAAGACCCACACTTCTCCAATTAGGACGATGGGCCTCGGCCTCAAGATATTTTTGTGTTGAGGTCGCGACTTCTGTACCAAAAGTATCAGAAAATATTATCTCGTTAGATACGCCAGCAGTGTTGTTGGGATATGTTATTTTATATATCCTAATCTTTGGTTGCAACAGCGATAAAACAGCTGTTCGGATACACAAAAATTCTTCAAGGCCGGAGATGCCCTTGAGATCGTTAATAATTTGGTTACTAGGACCATCAATTTGGCGGAACGTTTGATATCCAAAGAACTTCTCATTTTGTTTATGGTAGTTTTTGGCTAGATCTATGTTTTCACACAAGAGACATTGTTGTATATTGCGCAGGTTCCTCTGAACATTCACTTTGTGCGCTTGTTTTTTCGCAGCTGCCTTTTTTTCTTTTAGCAGCTGCGCCCGGGATTCTTTCTCTGCTTCTTTGCCAAGAGGCTTCCCGGTATTAACCGGCTGTGCGTCTATGCCAGCAGCCTCACCTTCCATCTGATCTTCGCGTAAGTTTGCCATGTTAATACCCCATATAGTATAAGACGCTATCTAGAGGGTAAGGAACGAATATCACCTCTCCCACGGTGACATGCGCCTCGGTTGGCCGTTGATTGTATAGAGCGATAACCCACCATTTTGTTGGGTCTCCGTAATGTTCAGCCGCCAACTTGTAATATTTGTCTCCAACCTTCCAGATATGGCTAACTCTATCAAAGTTCGACAGATCTTTTAAATCTGGATGTCGAAATTTCGAAGTGTTATAATGGATGATCTTTGTCATCCCGCGCTTTTTAAGGTATCTCTTGTACGCATGATCTCGATTATCAATTGTTTTATTTTTTGTATATCTCATCGTTATCCATCCAGTATTGTAGCAGCAGCAGAACGAATTTCGCGCGCATTTGCGTCGACAGCTTCTGCGGCCAAAGAGTTCATAGCAGCAGACGCCTGAGCTGTACTACCACCTGTTTTAGATGCCGGTGGATCGGATGAATGCTTCTGCAGGGCGACACCATACGGAAAAGCTCCGCCCTCGCCGCGCCACTCACCCGTTTGTACGTCCCAACCCATAGGTCTTTCGTGGACAACGTCTAAGGACAGGTTCAAGGACATGGTTGACGCAACAACATATCTACCAGCTTTTTTTGTGAACCCAGCGTTTGTCAACAGCTTAAGATCGCCACTATTGTCGGCGGGCCTTACATGGATCGCTCCTTTTGAAAAATCGTGTGTAACAGAAAACTGTTGTATCACACATAACAAACCGAGATCTCCCGGTGCGTCTGATATTACGTTTGCGTATTTAACACGAAACAACGGAGAGGCGGCTACAGCGGCCGAACACTTGGTACAGTTGCCGGATGCTGCATACGTCGGATACCCCGAGGCCAAAAGCCAGTTCATATTGTTGAGGTTGCGCAAGGCCATCTCTTCGTTGGAAGAAGGAATATTGATTGTCAAGGATATCTTTCTGCTGGAACTTTTCCAGAGACGAATTGGATCGGCGCGACCATAAACTTCGATTTCGTTTGCTTTCTGGTTAAAGGTGTCTTTTACGTCCTTCATATACGCTATAAACGAGATAACAGGCGCGTTTTTATAATGAATAGGTATAAATTCTATTTTTGTGCCGGCCTTAGCTTCTTTAGACGGATCGAAACCTTGGTTGGGGCCTTTAAACGGTACATTAGCAAAATGACCCTCGCCAAGTAGCCCTATCTCCGCCGCTATTCTAAATGACATGATTGATCTCCTACAACCTTAATTTGAGTCTATCCAATGATTCTTTGATTACAGTGTCTATCTGCGCTGAGTTGCCTATTTGTAAGCTGATTGGCCCGACAAGCTTAAGTGGTTGCTCTGATTTGTCTTTTCCTCCAAGCACTTCTATTAACTTATCCATCTTCTCAGCCAGCTCTTTAGTGCTGGTGTTTTGTTCTTTAACGATCGTCGTATAGTTCTCAAGATATTTAGTTGTATCTAGCGATTTCGTTTCACTGACATGTTCTCTATATTGTGTTGACATTTGGGCCGGCATCGTTTTTATGGCCTCGACGGCACGAGTGCCAAGCACTTCTGAAAGCTGCTTTTCTACCCCCGCTTCATACTCTGCTTTTTTTTCAAAATATGCGCGTAGATCGGAGTTGCTGCCTGAGTCTCTGGTCATTGACATGGCTTCTTTAATACTAGGGAACAAGCTGTGGAGCTTGTCCGTCATGCCAATCAATTCGTTTTTCTGGCTGGGAGTGGCAAGGGTAAGCTGACGCTGCATCTCGGATAAGTCCGCTGGGATTGCTTGACCGAGCAGCTTAAGGGCGTTTCCAGACTTTCCGCTGGCTAACGCCATCAAACTATCTGCGATCTTGTCAATCGCTTTTGGAATCGGTGACAAGGCTTTACGAAGGTCGCGAGCGTTGGAAGCCATTTGTTTCACGTGAGACTTAGTTGCGGCTCTTGCCGCTGTCGCCGGAATTTTTGTTGGTGCAGTCGGGCCCGGAGTTGGTTTGGTGACGCCGGGTGCTCCTTGTACTGCGCTTCTTTTCTTCGCCTCGGCAGCAACGACGGCAGTGCCTTTTTTAAGTTTTGCTTCGTCGACGATTGGGGTCACATCCGGGCTACCCTGGCCAGTTGTTGGGGTGAGTTTACCTATGAGGCCTCCGAGCAGATCTGCACCAAAATAAACAACTTTGGCTGCTTTTTGCATCGCAAATGTCGCGACATTAAGCGTGTGCGCAGCACTGGTGGCTGATGTTTTAAGCAGCCGGTCAACGTTGGCGGTGCCTTCCATAAGTTCTGCAAGTTTTTCTGCGCTTAGCATTGTAGCTTCGCTACCTTTCGTGACTTTATCCGCGTATTCTGTGTATGCGTCGTCTGACTGAAATAGTTTTTGGGCTTCTTGCACGCCCCCCTTTAGCCCCATAACATTTGCGATTACTGATTGAGTACGACGGTCAAGATCGTTGAACGGCCCAAGCGAGTTAGTCACCGCTTTCCGCATCATATCAATCTTCTCGTCTGGGTTTGCATGAATTAATGCCATTGTGTCAATGGCGGTCTGACCTAGCACTGCGTTTAAACGGCCGGCGGCTGTTGCAGCACCTTCAAACGTGTCGAAGCGCATGGCTGTACTTAGCAGGTCCCCAGCAGCGATGCCTGTTGCTTTGGACTGAGATTCAAGCCTTGCAAACACGCCTGTCATCTCGTCACCAAACTGAACCAGATCTGGTGCCATTTTGTTGAAGTCTTCGACCACCTCGTTAAGATTTTTATCTAAAGCAACGCCCACGCTTACGACTTGACGGGACATCTTAGCCATCTCTTGGGAGTTCATTTTCTGTGCCTTGGATGCTGTCTCAAAAATCTTAGCAGTTGCGCTGGCTTTAATGCCGAGCCGGGAAAAAGCAGCTGCTTGGTTAACCAATTGACCCCCAAAAGCTGCAGTACCAGGATCTTTCATTAATTTAGAGAAACCGCTTACATCGTTTGTCAGCGTCGTCAGCGCTGCGGACGCGTCTTGGGTGTCGATATGAACATCCCCGAAGAATTTCATCTTGTTTTTAGGGTTATCGTTGAAGTTCTTCGCCATTGAGGTGCCAACGTCCATTGCGCTCAGAAAGGATTGGTAGGCTCCGGATCCCAAGTCAATACCAACATTCTCTCTGTATTTCTTGTACTCGGTGTCTAACTCCTTGATGACATTAGTAACGTTAGTTTTTACTTGGCGTATATTCTTCTCTAGTTCTTCCGTGATCGCTCCACTGACTGCGCCGACGAGCTTGCCTAGGCCGCCGAGTACCGCCGTGCCGACGCTCGCAAGAGGACCGCCTGCAAACCCTCCAGATCCTTGGAACTGTTGGGCTACTTCTCTGCTAGCTTGTTGGGATTGGGCTCGAACATGATTAGCGAATGAGCCTGGCTCTCCGCCTTCAAACAGCATCATACCAAAGCCTTTCATCTTTGAGCTTAGAATAACGGATTTGAGATCGACGGCAATGCTGGCTATGTTCTGTTTTGCATCCTTAGTTACGGTCTTGTCGGCAGTACGAGCAACTTGTGCTAGCTTTTTGTACGCGGTCTCTCTTTCTTTGAGCTTCTGCAACACAAACCTGGCAATGTTGGCCTGCTCTTGTATCTGCTGGGCTTCCTGATCCTTGCCCTGCTGCATCAGCTTTTCTGCATGCTTGTCTTTTAGGCGAACAATGTTTTGAAGGCTGCTTTTTTGCGAAAGAAAAAGTTGCGCAAGCTGTGCGACGTCTGTCTTTTGATCAGACGACAGGTTTTTTATCTTTTCCTGTTCTTGGCCGATTTCTTTCATCAGCGCAAGTCGTTTTTCTAATTGTTCATTAGTGGCCATGTACAGTATCCTCTACCTTATAATTAGTACACGATACAAAAACAAAGGGGGGATCAAGTCCCCCCTTTTTTAGCGCTTCTTATTAGCTTCCTCATGAGCGTCTTTTTCGTCTTCAAAATGACGTTCAAGGCGCTTTAAGAACCACTTTCTTAATCCCACAGGCAAGTTATAGGCTTCGATGAAACTCCAGCCACCGTGGTATTTTAACAGGAAAAAGTCATTATAGACATATTCCATGTATTCATCATCCAGGCCAAAAGAATTCCGTATTAAACGGAACCTCCATGTTGTCATAATGGCCACATTCTATGCAACCAAAGCCTTGTGCTAGATCTACGTTAGGCACTAGCTTGCCATATACCGTACGAAGGTATTTTGAGTCAATTATTGGCATAGACTCAACGAACCTGTGTATTTCAAACGCGTCTGTAACCTCGTTTAAAGACACGATTATTCTGCTCAATTGATCGGTTACCGAGCTTTCTTCGTTTTTCGCTTTGCGCTTTTTACCCAGCTCAGAAAGTTTATTCTCATCCTTCCCTGTCAGCAGACGCATGCCAGCAACAACATTAGTTTTTGGCAGCGTGACATAAAGTACATTGTCTTGTAAACGAGCTTTAGTTTCAACAAGCATATCCTTGTCTAAACAACCATGACTGATCTGTTTTTCGTCTAGATCAAAGGCATGCTTCGAAACAGCAGTACATTGTGGGCAGGCCACCCTTGTCTCATACATCGAGCCGTAGCCACTCTGTCGAGCAGCGATCAAGATTGCGTTTCTGTCACCAGAAAGCAAAGTCTCAGGCTTGATGTTTTTGTCCAGCAGAATACTAGACAAAAGCCTCTCCAGTGCCAGACCTTTTTTTAACAACGAAGCAGAAGTAAGAATATCTTCTTCTTTTGCTGTCATGTGTTTGATCTCAACGACTTCTTGGTTGTGCAAGGGATGATCTGCTGAATAGAACTTGCCCTGGGAAGGCAGTTCCACAAAATCAGTTGGCACAACGAAAGAAAGTCCTTGAGATTGCGCGGCAGGTGCCGCGGCTTGCGCTACTGGGGCGGCATCGGACTGCTTGGCAGGTCCCGATGGCGCGCCGAGGCGCTTCTCATTGTCTCTCATATCAACCTCTTAAAATTAGTAATTCATTAACCATTAAGCGAACGGAGTGTTCCTAGTGGTGTAAGTGGCGTAGTCATATTCTAGACCAAGCTCAACTTCAATGAGACCGGCTTCGGTATAAGACATACCAGCGCCCCATTTAATAGAAGTAACAAGCGCGTTCTTGAGAAGCCATTCTTCTCTGATATTTGCAGCCAGGAAAGCGGGGTTTGCATCGTCAACAATTTTGTCAGGAGTGATTGACTCTACATCGCCACCATCAAGCTGATAAATTTTTACTTCACCAATAGCAGCTGCCATGTTGGCTTTCGTCAGACCGGTCAGGGCCTCGTCGAAAGTTCCAGGTTGGTTGTAACCAGATCCGCGCAGCATGTTATAAAATTTAGAACCCATGTCCGCGTCAAAGGAGTCGATAAACTTTACAGTAATCGGTTGCCACTTCACTTTCGAAGGAAACTTAAATTCATGGTTCAGAAACTCATGTTTGGTAGTTTCCATGTTTGCAGATGGCTTATCGACACCTGTAGCCATAAAATAAGCGTCCTGGCCAATGGAACTAAAACTAACAATCCATCTAAACTTTCGTTTCGGCTCGAATGGGCTGCCTGCTTTTTTGTCGGTATCAGTAAAGAATGACATCTATGTTGTCTCCTATATTCTTAATTAGTTTAATCATCAAAAGATGCGCCGCTCCTAGTAATAATAAAGTCTAGCGCAATAAATTCGATAGCTCTCGCAGGCTTCAAGAAGATTTTAGCATACAGGATATTTCTATCGATCATATCATCAGTGGTGGTGGTTTTGTCAAGTACAATTTTGAAGTCAACCAAACCCTGGCCAGCTTTGACGCTTTCAAGGAAGGGGTTAATCTGACCGGTGAACCGGTCCCAAGTTGCTTGAACATTCTGCTCGAACAAGGTTCGCGATGCAATCTGAGAGATCTCCTTCTTCAAGAAAATAAGCAAGCGTCGAACGTTGATTCGGTCAAGCGCTGATGGTGTTACCTGCAGCGTTTTCTGACCGAAGACCACGATTCCCTCAGCGGGGAAACTTGCAATCGGGTTGATATTCGCATCATAAAGCTTGTCACGCTGATCTGACGTGACGCGGGTGCGTACGCCTACAACGGGCAAACCTGAAGAACCTTCGCTTAAGCCGCCTCGGGTGAATCCAGCCGGAGCAAACCAGACTGCTGATTTGCGCTGTGAGCTAGACATGGTACCCAGAGCGACAACGGAGGGCGGAACGAATAGAATCGCATCGCTCACCGTATCTCGAATCTGAACAAACGGGAAGAACGCGCAGCCATAACTTGAGTTAAGGCCTCGGGACTTCATGCCTGCGACAACAAGGTCAACAGAGCCAGTACGCCGTGAAACGGGAATTGCACTAGTTCCTTTGTCCTCGTGAGGAGGCTCATAGCTACCGCTTAGGTCAATAATGGCCAAAGCATCGCCGCGATTCTCGCATGCCACAACAAGGTTGTCTGTTAGAGTTTCGTGCGTGCAACCAGGAATGGTTGCAATATCAAACTCAACGAACTCAGGATCAGAGAGTACATCAATTGCGCGTTGCATCGTGTGGTATGCGTAGTTAGTCTTCTCTGAACTTCCCTTTCTAAGGTAGCGGTTTCTGAACGGATCCTTCTCTGTGATATCTAGGCCGTCGCGGCCGCCAAAGATTGGCGACGTGAGTCGGTTAAACCCTTGGTCGAGGATATTTGAGCTTCCGCTCTTAACAGTCCAAGACTCTCCAGATGCTCTCGACCCGCTTACGTGGACCATCGTTGAAACTTCGTTATTGGCGTCGCTTGAACCAGAAAGGTCATCAAGCGTCATAATCCAAGCATACTTAGTAAAACTGGAAGTTGCAAACATGTCGAAAGACGCAGCAGCTCCTCGGAAGAAATCAACATTGTCCATGGAGAAATGTCGCGTTTCGCTTCTGTTTGCCTGATATCCCCAGTAAGCTTGAGTCTGTCTTACCAGACCTCCTTCCGAAGCGCTTACACGGATTCTGTTGCTAGGCCAGTCAAGTGAGGCGCGAATCGCTCGGTTACCAGCGTCCCACACAACAGTATCGTTTCCAGCAGTACCAACAATTGTTGTGTCGGCGGATAAAAGCTTGGCCTCGATGAGCGCGGCGGTGTTAACTGAGCCAGTTGGCAGCCCAGTGGCTCCCTTGACCCAAAGACCATTGCCGGCAGTGGTACCGGTACCGTCGCCGTCGTCAAAGAGCAGCGCTGCGGGGGTGTCTGTTGTACCTTGTTCCGTAACAACAAGAGGCTTTGGAACGACCGGGCCATATACGCCATATGGCAAGAGGCCTTCGGCCGAACCTGCAGCGACATATGGTGACACCTCAGCGCGGATGAACTTGGACTTATTGTCGTAAGTTCCGAACTGTCTTACTGTCTTAGACACTGAGTCGTAAGCGTATTCTTTGTCTCCGATCACACGCATGATGTAGCTTGAAGATTTTGGATTCAAGTTAACACCAGTGTAGCGTTCAAGGACAACTGGCTTACTGTCAGTGTCATCAGCTGCGCGGACAACAACGGAGAAAGTACCATGCTTGACAAAGTTGTTAGGTGGCGCCTTGATATCAGTAAGAGAAATCTTGATGTCGCGGCTTAAGTGCTCGCCATTATCAAGGGCAGTGAACTTAAACAGTTTCTCTACGTGGGTAGCGTTAGTTGGGTCGAAACCATTAGCTTCTTCGGCCGTTTGTGCTCCTCTCTTATCATTTGAGAAAAACCAATTGGTGCCGGCTGCAGCAGATGCAGCTAAGTGATCTGCCCAGTCCCACGTTCCGCCGGCCTGATCTAGGCCTACGACACAGGCAAGGAAGTCACCGGTCGCAGAAGCGCTGATTTGGGTACCGGATACAAATGACCCAGTAGTGTGTACAGGCGTAACCTTCAAGTGCTGTCTTACGGTGTCTTCGAACGTTTCACCAAGCCAGTACTTCTGAAGCACTCCGCCGGCGCTAGTATCTACTAAATCATCGTTTGTTGCGGTTGGATCAGTATTAAAAGTCTTTCGAATAAAGTTGTCAGAAGTTGGATCAAAATTAATCTGGCCGCCCTGAAGAACAGTTTGAGTGCCGACGACGCCGTCTGCGACACGTACGTGAAACTTTTGGCCTCCGGTTGATCTCATCCACATAGACGACGCGGTGACAGGCGCTGCGAGGCCTGCAGCACTGAGGCCATCACGAGGCGTGCCCATTAACTGCACATATCCATCTTGACAGTACCAAATAGCGCCGAGGGCGCCGGTAACCGCTGAGGCAAGAGAGGCTGTGACTGTTGCGACTCCGCCGGCGGCGCTGTCGACAGCAGCTATACCGAGAGTAGCAGTCTGCGCGCCGTCGCCATTAACAAACGCAGTGTCGATTATGACAACATGATTGTTGGCTTGGGCGCCAGCAGCGGTGGTGTGAAGTGTCAAGGTGTCAGTAGCAGACGTCCACGAGGCACTGTATGCAGCTTGCACTGAAGCTAGCGTCGGACAAGTGGTGCCATCGAGCGCTCCGGATTTATAGTCAGTCCCAGCAACAACAGAACTATCGTTATTAATAAGAGCTACAAGCTTTGTCATGGCTGCTTCAAGAGCTGCGTCATCTTGCGCTGCGGTACCAAGAACTTGCACAGTGTTCGCAGGTGACGCGTCGGATACCACATTATCAAACTTAAACAAGAGCGATTGAGCGGCGGACGGGGCGGCAAGATTCGTGGAAATTCCCCCTGTAACGTGGTTCGGTATACCAATCTTTACAACGAAAGCCGGAGTGATCACATTAGCGTTAGGGTTGATAACACAACTCATCGAGGCCGTTAGGGCGCCATGACTTGTTGAATCAGGATCTGGCACAACAAGAAGGCCATAAGCTCCGCCTGCGTCGCCAATTTGGGTGTCTGGCATAAGATTGTCAGTTCGCCAGCCGGCCTTCGAAGTGCCAGGGCTGGTAGCGTAAGTTACCGCATCAGGGTGCTCAACGCCAAGAAGTCTCACGATGGTTGCAGGAGTATTGTTTCTTAACCATGCTTGAGCGGCATATGCAGCGTAAGTTGGTGCGGTCATTGCGCCTGAGCGCCAGATATCGCCTGAAGCGTTGCCTGGAGAGGGGAGGCCAAAAAGGTCAACCAACTGATTGTAATCTTTTACCTGGATGGGGCGGTTTGAGGGTCCTTTTGAAAATCGACCAATGATGACCGGGCCCTGTCTCTCAGGTAACTCGGGGATCTGGGATTTGTCAACTTCCTCAATGAACACGCCGGGTGAAATAAACTTGAATCTATCTTGTGACATTTTTTGTACTCCTTAACCAAAAAAGGTTGTTCTTTACATAGAACTTTTTTCTCTAATAAATAGTATACCCTATATGCAAAATCCTTTTAAATCTAAAATACGTCATCGATGTCCCCGATCATGACCCTTTCCCTAGGAAAGCGCACCTTGACTGGGTTTTCTCTTCTGACGACGCGGGGTTTGCGTTGGTTTTTGCCATCCCCAATTAAATAACCTAATACTTTAATATTAAAAGTTGTTTCATACTTTCTTTCATTCGATTGATAATCGGATATATTGTTTGCCGTTGTGAAGTTGTCGTCGAAGAACGCTTCGTACGCATTTCCATTATAACCAATCATAACACGTTTGTGACTGCCGGCAGATCGAATCATCGGCGTCAACATCTCGTTCATTTGCTGCTGATACTCAGTTCTAAGCATTATTTTGTAATCGATCTCGATATAAACTGGTATAGGCAAGGTAATGGTCTCGTATACCACCCTGTTGTTTTCTTTACCTCTTTTCATAGGACGTCCTTCTTGTTCAAACTGACGAAATGAGTCCGCTTTTAAGAAGTTTGAAGTCTTATCTTGTTTTATGACTCTGTTAACTTCGATTGTGCCGCCTTTTAAGCTAGGGTTCAGGTCAAGTGCTGCATAAGGCAAAACCTTCTTTGCAAGATCCTTGACAATGTTTCCACGCTCAATAACAATTATAGGGTAAACAACATCACCTCTTTTCGTGCGTTCAATATCCTCCCTCTTTGCGCTGTGTGCTCTTTCGGCGCCGGCCCAGATAACAGGCACTTTTTTAAAGCCTTTGTTCGTTGTGACATTAACGTCGACGCGCTTGTCAAAATAATTAAACATTGCCAAGTCGATGTCTTCTAGCCCTGATTTGAAAAAAGGTACCTCGCGGGCCTCTTCCTGCACATCTACACTTTCATTATCATGTGCCATCGAATACACCCTCCCGTGCCCTTATACACTCAGCTGAAATTTCGATTTGTCGATCGACTTGCCCGAACAACTCTTTTGGCTCTTTAAGAATCACGATCTCATAAAACTTTTCACCATATAACACAAAGTCACCCTCGCGAACAAACAAGTTTTGATCTTCAGTTAACCTACGGTGGTGAAAGTGGACAGTGATCTTTGTCATCTTATCGACACCGTAAGGTTGTACAGAAGTTTCTTGGCCTGCAAAGTCTATTAGTGTATGGACTCTTATAGGGGGCAGAAAAGACTTAACGATCGCCTCACCATAAAGCTCATGAAAATTTGTGTGCTTTAAATCGACGGGATAGTAGGCGATCACTTGGCCGATGACTCGCTCGATCAGTTCGTCGTTGACTTGCTTAACCAGATCTCGTTCTTTCTCGCCGACAAAGAGTGGTGGCGGAGGAGTAGCTGGTTGAGACCATTTATTTTTCTCTTCAGCCATTCAGTTATCCTTGGTATATAAGGAAAGGATAGTGTTGTATTGTCACTTGCGTGTTTTTCGCCATATTTGACTGTGTTTCAACCATCTTTTCATATGTCATTTCATCTAATACTTTTTGTAATTCTTCCCGAAGACTCTTTTGTACTTCCTTGCCTTCAGCTATCAGAGCTGTGCCGTTCAGATTAACGGTATTGTTAGGGATTGGCAGGGATCCGAACTTTGATCTGACCTGCCCAAGTATTTCTTTTGTTACGGCCAAGGCAAAACGTCGGATCCATTGCTTACCAATTGAGTTAATATTCTGATAAGGTAGATTTGCCATTGGAAGCGTGTTCATGTTGTTAACGCCCTCTATTCCGCTTTTCCTGTCGTCTTGGTCTTTGAATATTTCGTCTGGATGATGTACAGTGTATTCAAAAAAGTATTTTTTCGGGCCGACGTCAGAGGGTACTGGAAATAATTTTAATTTATTATTCTGAAGTTCAAAAGAGTAGTGAGAATTTCTAGAATAAATTGCATCTTCGTACGCCATGGCCTGTAGCTTGTTCTGCCAGGCAGGGATTATTTCAAAGGTAGAGTCATCAGCGAACATGCCGTAAGTCGACATGTTTCCGACGCTATTCAGTCCGCCATAATACCCATAGAATCTCCACATTGAGTGCGGTGTACGATACCACACACGGCGGATGATCACTCTTTGGTTATCGACGATTCCAGGGCTGCTTGAGCTTCCCGTCAATGAAAGGTTTTGTACTATTTCTTGTAGATCATAGTATTGTTGGAGAGGGACGGAATCAAAAGAGCCAGTGTATACCGGGGTTGTTCCTCCTTGGCCAACTTCAGTGCTTGTTTGGTCCATCAGTCTTCGAGCATAACCAAATTGAAACTTAGGATATTTTAGTTGTACGTCGTCGTCGGCCTTTGCATCTGTACGCTCGCCGTCATTGTCGAAGGTGCCAGTACTTGAGCCCAGTGCGCTATGAAGTACATTTTTTGCTTGGTGAATGTTCACAATATACGAATATTCAAGCACAGCTTCTTCGTACGCAGCAAAAACGTTTTTCTCCGTTATCTCGATGTCAAGAACGTCGCCGCCTAGTTTACGGTAAGTATAGTTGACTTGTTCGGCTGCTCCAGTAACAAAGCTGCTGTCGGCTAACGATCCAGAAGCGTATATACCGTACGGATAGTTTGCAGGAACAGCAGCGTTAGCCAAGGACCCAGTTTCGGGCAGAACAACTGCGCTAGCAGATGAGGCCGGTGTTAAAGTTGGTAGCGCCATACATTTTGTCTCCTATGGTGTCATCATAAATAGTTTGATGATAAAAGAAAACCCCGCCTGAATAAACAGACGGGGTCATTTGGCGTTACAATCAAACTTTTAGGCTAGCCTAAAAGATCTTGACAGATAACCAGACCGTACATATCAGGTCGGACCATCTTCTTAGCGTAACGAGTCATCACGCCCTTACGGGGCACGAAGTCTTCAGTACCGAAGATCGTCGGAGTGACCTGCAGAGGCACATAAGGTGCATATACATAACCACTCTCTAGGAAGCTCTGGCCCTTTCGGCCAACGAGAATCGTTGAACGAGGGAAGTACGGATCAACGTAAACATCCCACTTGCGGCTAAGACTACCAGCCTTGACAGCACCAACATCACCCTTGTTGTCCTCATGGCTAACGTTTGCACGGAAACCAGAAGTAAACTCAAGAATGTTGGCAACCTCTGGTCCGCAGACCAAGAAATTAGCGCCACCGCGAAGAGTTTTACGGTGAATCTGAGCCGAAACATCATTGATAGTCTCGATCAGAGTCTCGTACCACTCAGAAACGGTACCGGTGAAGTCAGCACCCATCATGGACTCATTGGCAACGTCGCCGCCAACTTGCTCGCCAGTGCTGCGGTTGAGGAACTTACCAGGTCGTCGCGACCAGTGGTAAGTATCAGCCGTTGCGCCTTTGACAAGGTCCTCAAGAAGCTCGCGATCAATCTCAAGCGCAATGTGCTCAGAGAGAAGTTGAGTAAGCTCAACCTCTGCGTCCAAGTTGTGATACGCATTAAGATCTTGACCAAGCTCAGGAGACCACTTAGCTTTGAGCTTTTTGGTCTGCGTGGTTACAGCGATGCTGGACACGTCGATGTTAAGCTCTTTCATGGTGTCTTCGGTCGCAGTCTCGGCAATATTTTCACCACCAGTGCTACTGCCAGCGAGATTCTGCGCGCCCTCAAGGGCGAAGATCTCACCAACAACGCCACCCGGGGTTGCCGCGCCTACGTTCTCGAAATCATCCGTACGAGCGTAATTGATAACGACATCACCAGTCAACACTCCGCCAGAGACGGTCGTACGCATGAAGACAAGGATAATATTATCCGAGTTGTTCGGATCTTCCTGTGTTAGGCGTCGAATCTGCTGAACAGGTGAAGCGTTAGCATCAGTCATGCCATTAAGAAGATCG